CACGAACGTGGCTACTCCCTTGAAAAACGCGAGCAGCGGTTTTTACTGTTCCTCATTTTCTTTAATTTTTCCGGTGACCTTTTCAAATGCAGATCGCAATCCATCGATGATTGGGGTCAAAAATGTTTGAATAGCTGGGATCACGAAATCCGTGATGAATCCCCAAATGGCTTGAAATGTTGGGATGACAAAATCCTTGATGTAATTGGTCAAGGTCTCAAAAACCGGTGTGAGTTTTGGTCCTAATTCCTCAGCTAATTTTTGAATTGTTGGAATCACGTTATTGACGAAACCAGTGATCATTGGTGTGATGGCATCGAGTACAAATGAACCGACGGTTTCCTTGCCTTCATTGAATGCAACCTTCAACCGATCCATTTTGCCGGCAAATGTTTCAGCCTTTTCCGATGCCTGACCACCAAAACTATCTGCCAATTTGGCGGTGATTTCCTCCATGGACATTGTTTTCAATTCGGCAGCCGATAGGCCAATGCCTAATTTTGCCAATGATGCGGAATTGCCTTCCTGGGCTTTCGCCATGGCATTTGTTACCGCTTCAAGCGATTTGCCCGATCCAGCCGCTACATCAAGAGCCAACGATTGCAATTTCAATGCAGAATCGGAATCTCCTGTGGCCCGTACCAATCTTTCAAAACTGGGACGCAGCTCATCGTCGGTTACACCCGTCAATAATGAGGTTTTGGTAATTTGCGATTCAATGGCCGCAATTTGTTTGTCCGTTGCACCCGTGACGTTGACCAGGGTTCCGGCTAACTTAGCCTGGGCTGCTTCATCCTCGATTGCCGCCTTGACGCCATCGACCAACAATTTGCCGGCATAAGCTGCGGCGGCTACACCGGCGGCTGCGAATGCGGCTCCGGCTACCTTGCCGAATTTTCCTAACTTATCGCCAAATGATGAAACCTCGGTTGCACCGCTATTCAGGCTTTTCTTTAGATTGTCAACATCACCCAATATGGAGAGTTTTAGCGTTCTTGAACCTTGACCGGCCATCACCACTCCTTCGCAATTTTACTGAATGAATTTTCCCATTCGTTGATGATATATGGTTGTTCGGCACGCAGGGTTGGATAAATAAACCAACCGCGTGATCCTCTACCCTCACGGCCTGACCACACAGGAAATTGCTTGAACCTATTCGATCCGAATTCCGATCCACCCCACAGGTCACGCGTGGTTGCACCACCTGAGAATTTCTGCGATACAAAACCAAATGAAATCTCACCGATCTTGCTTGATTTACTTACCCGTGATCCTTCGGCAATTCGACCGGCCACATTGCTTGATGACAAGCTGCTAGCCTTCGATGAAATTTTGCCCTGGAGATATTCGGCCAAGGCCCCGGAAACTAGTTTCGCTTCCTGGGTTGCCTGTTCGTCCATCGCCTTAAATGCACCGACAATTTTCCGCAGTTCGGCTTTATCGTACGCAATGCCTTCATCGGCCATTTCGCTGCTCCAATATATCCAACGCGGTAAGAATCTTTTCGGCGGTGTCCCATTCCGACATGGGAATTTGCGTGGCAATCGCTAGTTCAATGACTAGCCGGCTGAGACTGCCTCGCTGGTGGCTTTTGGGTCTCCATCCTCGAATCTGACATCCGAAACGGTTTCCGTCCACACTTCAAATGGCTTGACCGGTTTCCCAGCGTTTTCACGTTTCATGGCGTTATAGGCCAAAAATAGCAAATCACTGATTCCGATTTCACTAGCCTGTTGAATTGTTTTGCCTGTTTTGTTTTCCCATTTCATCCATTCAGGTGGGGCAGCCACGTAGGTGGCCACCTCACCGGATTGGAATTCAATTGTGATTGCGGTTTTCATTCTCCCGATCTCCCTTTATTAGTCCAACGCCGGCGTGGTCACGCAGGTGAATGCTAGTGAGGCAGTTAGCGCATCAGGCGCAGTTCCACCCAATGATGGGAAAATTGGTTGCACGCTGAAAACGTACGCAACGTCATGGACGGTCAATACAACCGGCAATGGGTCATTTGGTGTGTTAGCGGCGGCATTCCACAACGCTTCACACAATGAACCAGCTGCACCAAAATCCTGGAGCATCTCGACGTTGAATGTTCCCTGGGTGTCGGTCGTGTAATACGCCTTACCATCAAGGGTTTGGTATGTGTTGATTGTTGATTCAATTTCAAGGGTGGCCGATGTGGCCTGCGCATCATAAACATCACCATCGATGGTGAATGCAATTTGTCTGCCCGTGATGATATTTGTTGGCATTTTGTCTCCTAGGTGTTTATTTGGGTGAAATAGGTTGACACGTTCAAATCTGCGACTAGCAAATTGGACGCACCAACCGAAATGATTGACGGACGTTGAACGTCACCGACGACGTATCCTGAGGGCATTGCCCCCAAAATGCTGATAATCAGGGCCTCTAATTGGTCCAAGGCACCCGAATTGCTATTGTTGGCAACCGCTGCGGTCACAACGAAATTGACCTTCACCTTAGTGACGGCCCCATTGATCAATGTTGATTCAAGCCATGGCGAATCCGGGATGATTACACAGGCAGGTGGGATCACGGCCTCCGGTGCTACCGGGTAAACCGATGCAGCTACTCCGGCCAATGCCGTTGCAAGATCATTGCGAACGTCCAACAGGGTTGTCATTGGCATATTGAATCCACGTCATAAAACGCCGAAATCAGGCCGATTACTCTGTTTTGTAAGCTGCGGCCCATACGGTACGGCGTAGGCGCAAAATCCACGCCTTCGATCTGTCCACCAGGTGCCGTGATGCTCTGAAAAATCTCGACCGAAACAATCAGGATTGCCTTATTGACTGCCGGAACGTTTGCATATATTTCGGCGGCTGAACCGCCATCGAGTGTGACCGTTCCCGCCGGAATCACGGGAGTCAAAATTCGATCAGCTTCATCGACCACCGCAGTGACTTGAAATGGTCGAACCGAATGATTGCTCACGGTGTAAGGACCATCGAGGCCATTACCAATTCCAGCGAGAACGATCCCCTGTCCCTCGACGAAATAATTTGGTCGCAATGTGTCGATGTACAAAACATCATCGATGATGCGAGTTGAAACCACTGCACTTTGATATTGCGTGAGCATTGGCAAAATGGTGATCTCGGCAGATTCAATTATTGAATCCAGGTATTCATCTGAAAATAAGGATTCGGAAACGCCAAGCACCTGACGCAATTCATCAGCGGTCACAATGTTTGGCATTTCCGATCCTCTCGACTGCTCGGCCTGTTCGGGAGTGACCAGGCCGATGTTTAGTTTGTGGTGAATTAGTCCTTGTTGAACGCGTAAGCACCAGCCGCAATTTTCGTGGCCGTGGCTCCATAACCGTACAGAAGAATTCCAATGGAACCATCTGAAATGATATTTGTACGCAATTCAAGGCGTGGTGATTCGTACCATGTGTAGGCATCGCGGTTGATGACGTACATTGAATCGTCACCTGTGCCGGATAGTGCAGTGTCCACCCATAGATCAATTCCGTTTACGGAACCACGGAGTGAACGTGGCTGCGCATTTCCAGCCGCGTTTTGTGGCTGCAATGCGTTGTAAATTGGTCGGCCATCGACGTTGAAAGACATGATGCGGCCCCACATTGCAGGTGAAACCACGATTGCATCTGCAAATTTGAAAGTGTTTGAATAAACACTTACTGCACCGGCTGAAACCCATGCGAGTAATTCTGCAGCGGTGATGTCTGTACCATAACCGGTTGCAGTCTTTGTTGCACCTGCGATGATTTGTGATGAGTTATATGCATTTGTTGCACGTGCATATTGTGAAGAAAGATTTGAAATCAGTTCTGAGAAGAACAACGGATCAGACCTGTCTGCGAGTTCCACGGACATGACCTGGGAGCCCTTGAATGACTTCACATCGACGTTGATGAATTCTGATTCCATAACAACCGGTGTGACGGCATCGAGTTCATCGACCACCGATACGTTTGGTAGCTGAGTGATTTTTGGAATTTGGAAAACAAGGCCTGCGTTCGGCAGGGTGCCTGTTGAAATCGAATCGATTGAGGCTCTTACATCATCCGCAAGGCCGTTGACCACTTCACGCAGCTGGCGTGTTGGGATCAGGCCCGGATTGTCTGTTGACGCCGTTGCCGCAGCGATAAATGCACGTGATTCCTCGGAACCACGAGTTGCCGCTACTTTGTGCATCAAATATGTTTCAGGTGAAACGATTGGATTGCGTGTTGCAATGAAATTGACTGGCTTTGGTGCTGATGATGCCTGTACTACTTCAGCCGCTTCTACCGTCTCGGCGGTAGTTGGCTCTGTGACGGTGTTTTCCACGGCGTCTCCTTCTGTTGATGGTGTGGGTGTTGCCTCCGCGTCATCATTGGATGGCGTGGAATTTTCTGGTGCGGTTCTCGCGGCGACATTTGATACACGTGCTGAATCAAATGCCGGATTGTGTGTCAATGCGACACCGACCAAATCTGCTGAATTGACGACCATGGTGCCATCTTCGTTGTATCCAAAATC